CCATAATCAAAGCTTCGAAACGGTTCTATCAAAAGATGCTTCGCATCTATAGACGGATACCTGCTCGTCGCCGCAATAGGCCAGGAAATAAGCGTAAGATCACAGAGACGTTGGAAGACGGTTGGTTATCATGGAAGCTTGCAGTCTCTCCCTTAATTGGGGATATAGAGTCTGCAGCCGAGGTGATCGCCAATTATAAAAGGACCGTCACTCTAAACGTTCGAGCGTCCAAGTCTGGAGAGTTCAACCCCATATAGGGCGCGGACAATCCTCTTGGCTGCACGATGCTGTGGGATTCCCATACGGAGTACCGGTGTTTTATTTCCGGCGCTCTAATGGCCTCCATAGTACCTCCCGCTGGTACAGCCGACCGGTGCATGCAAATGCTCCAGATGGACTACCGCGGGCTGATAGAGAACTTCATACCCACAATCTACCAGCTTATACCGATGTCGTTCTTGTTGGACTATGTGTCCAATGCCGGCGCGGTGCTGCAGAGCGTGTGCGTAGCTCAACCGCAACTCGCCTGGTCATCGACGACGCGCAAGACGACCCAACGCAGAAACATGTATTACTACCCCGAACAGACGGTAGCGCCTGAAATGTCGTGGCTCAAGCCACCGCATGTCGTGCGTTTTCATCAGGTTGGGGAAGTGCATCATGATTATGTTTCGATTAGTCGCACGTCCGCTGTACCGGATATCAAGTTTTACCTTGAGCTCCCGAACGTCCAGCAAACGATGACCATCACGGCGCTCCTAAAGCTGGCATCCCGCCTGCTTCGCGCTTAGTCCTTTCTTCCTTGGAGAAATCCTATGACGATGAACGTCAGCTCCCCCGTAACGGGGTCAGAGCAAACGGGCTTCACAAGCCCTACATACACGCTTACTGCAGATAGCTATCCCGGTGCTTCTTCGAAGCGCTGGGTTGTCTCTGACATCGGCGGTACTCAGACTGGTGTTACTCTGCACACGGCCTCGGCCCAGTTCGCACTGGAAGTTGAGAAACCGGCACAGATTCGCCAGATCGGCTCTCCCGCAGCTAATGGGCTCATTTCCAATGTGCCCTCTAACAAGTACAAGGTCGTCACGCTGAAAAGCGTGTTGCCCGCGTCTGGTCAGCTGCCCCGGGGTGCCGTTATTCGGACAGAAATGTCCATTCCGGCAGGTTCGGAGACATACGATGCAGCCAACGTCAAAGCGGC